GTGTTGCTCCTGAATTAGTTCCGTGATTGTTATAAGTAGAACTATCTAATACTGTTTCACTTCCTGCTGTGCCTGTTATGGTTTCTGTGTTGAAATTCATTCCTAAGACTAAGCCTTCGTCTGAAACTTTGTAGTTTGATTTAGTGTTTACAAAACCATTTACATCTAATTCGTAAGAAGGAGTAGTATCTCCTATTCCAACATTACCCAAAAAGTAATTATCAGCCGTAGTAGAAGTAGCCTGTAAATTTTCCATTGTGAATGTACCTCCGTTGGTTATGTCATAACCTCCCATATCAAGATCACCAGCTGAAGAACCGGAAATAGTTATCGTTGTAGTATCTAAATCATCAAGCCATATTTTAGGTATTCTTAATAGACTTGTTCCTATCTCATCAGTTGAATTAACCAATTCTAATGCACCATCATTTCTATTAAAGAATTGGCGATTATATACTCCCCCACCAGCATAAACTAAACTAGCTACAAACGAAGTAACAATCAATGCTATCAGTGGAATTGCTATATATTTATAATTTTTTTTATTCATTATATCTTATATTATTATGTCGGTTAATAATCTTATTTATTCAATTCCTTTTTAAGAGCTGCTCTAGCCCAAACTGCTGAATTAGCACCTGTGGTAGAGAAAATAACTCTCATGTAGCGACTTGCGATTGGTTGAATACTTATATTTTTCCTAACAATCGTTGTAACAGATGACTGCCAAGTGTGATTTAAGGTCGTGCTTGCATGACTAACTCCTATTGCTGATTCTATTTGAGCTAAATCTTCGCCAAACCAGTCAATGAAATCATCAGAAAACTGATATTCCCAATTTAATACAGAAGATGTGGTACTGGCTTGATTTTGGATGTTTATATCAACTAAATCAACACCTAATGTATCGAATGTTAATGTAACAGTTTCACCACCTGAAGAAGTTAAGAAACTAGGTGTGGTAGAAGCTGTGGATGAAAGGAAAACATTTGTATTTAATCTACTTTCACCATAAACCTGTAAGAAGAACACCATTGATAAAGTTAAAGCAACTGCTGAAACTATCACTGCTGTTTTGTTTTTAAATATTGTCATTTTTTTAATAAGATTATTTTTTTTAATGCGAATTTACTGGCTTCATCTTGCTCCCATCGAGGTCAGATGAGAACAAGTGAAACCAACAAATCTTTATGCACCCGGGACTGCTTCTCCGCCACCTGCGGTTGATGCTCCTGCTGGAGATGCATTATAAATAGAAGGATCTAACTCTGCGAATATGGTTGCGAAGTATGAAGTACAGTTGTTATCAAAATATAAATATCCTGAAGTACAAAGTGATGTTACTCCTTCGGCCATAGTTCCTGCTGCTGTAGTACCATCTCCTTTACTAGCTGAAATCAATGAACAGTTCTTAAACATTATCCAACCAATAATTCCATCTGCATCCGGTACATCAATACAAGAAGCTGTGGTCTTAGTTGAATAAGAAATCATTGTACAGTTAATAAAGTAAGAATATCTAGCTGGAGTTTTGATAAGCAACGGAGCTACATTATCAACATTACTTTGAACAGTAGAGTTTCCAATCTGACAATCTTCATAGTGACAAGTATCTCCAGCAAACTTTAGTGAAGATCTAGCTGCTGTAGTAAGCAAACTATTGTGATGGAAAGAACAATTTTTTACATAAGTTCCTTCACCAGTATCATAGAAAGCTGTGATTTGAGCAGCATTAGTTCCTTGCTGAATAAACTTGATATTCTTGTAAGTATTACGAGTTCCTGAGTTATTAATTACTGCTGTTGAACCTGCTACTGATGTAGCTGGAGTTGACAATTTAGCTCCCTGTGAGTTCATTCGTCCTCCACCGTCCATACCAATAAAGTGAATCCTATTTTTTGAAACTGTTATCAAAGCGTTTGAATGAGATGAATGACCATTTATCATAACCATATCATTCCTATTTGATGTACAAGCATCATAGGCTTCTTTAACTGTAACAAATACATTTTTTGGATGTTCTTTAACCATTCTTTCATAACCTTCATCTGAATCTTCAAATACCCAAAAAACCTTTCCCTGTGATAGATAATTGATTCTTGCAATAGGATCGATAATTGAATCAACCATATCATCAATCATTTTTTCTTGAAATTTTCCCATAATTTTCACCCGGCTGTTAAGTGTGTCGCTATTGTTTATTAGAACCCCAAGTATTTGTTTTTCTATGACAACCCTGACAAAGTGTTCGCCCATTATCTATGGCAAACCTCAATTCAGGGAAATAAGCAAATGGTTTTATATGGTCTGCTTCAAGATTTCCACCTCTTTGGCCACACCATATACAAGTATAATTATCTCTTTCAAAAACTGCTATTCTCCATAAACGATATTCTAAAGACTTTCTAATTCTTCGGTTTATTGGAGTAATACCACCTTGCCAATTATTACCTTTACATCCTTTTTGAGCTTCACTCATATTCTTTCTTGCTCTTAAACTTAAAGATTTTCTTTTCCCTTTTTGTCTTATACTCTGTGTTTTCCCAATATTTTTTTTATGAATTTCTGAAAGTTTTTTTCCTTTATTCCAAGGAATATTTCCTCTCTTAAATAAACATTTCATATATTATATTATACCAGAAAAACAGATACTTGGGGTTCTAATAACAACTTCCCACTACCGGATCTTTGTTTAGCGACTTTTAATAAAGCGAACTTCTACAGAATTGCAATCCAGCTTAGTTGCTGTGAAGTAACATTTATATCTGTATCTAAACCAACTGTGAATCCGTCATCTGCTACTGTAATACCTTCTGAAGTTATCTTTTCATAAGTTCCTCCAGTAAGCATTTTCATTGCTTCAGCATCAGCCATACCCTCATACCATTCTTCGTGACAATCTCCGTCTTCATTTACTACTCTAACAAAACGAGGTTTAAAACCTATTGTGATTTTAAAAGCCGCTGCTGTTCCTGTATCTAGGTAACTACCTACTGCTGTTTGTGCAACGCTAGCAGGATTTTTACTTTGTGTACTAGTGATAGCCATAATTTTAAATAATTAAGACCTAATAATGCGATCCTATATCTGGAATACTTTAACTGGAGTCTATCCTAGAAGTGCTTTCTCCTTTTTGTCATCTCCGTCTATTTTGGATGGATCATTGATAGCAATTTCTCTCTGTTGATGTGAATCCATAATCAAGTCGGCAATTTGTTCTGGTAGATTAACATAAGTATTTACTGGAATATCTAATCTGTAACCATTCAAATTAACTGATTGAGGGTATTTCCCATCGCTAGGGATAAGAGTTCTAACCTTTGACTGTTTTAGTAAATGTTCTTTCATTATTCCTGCCTTACTATGTTTTACAGGATCAGTTTTCTTTCCACCGATAACACCAATATCTTTACCGTTAATATTGATCTTTTTATACTGGAACTGGCGAAGATAATCTGGATCTTCTTTCTTCTTACTCTTTGGTTCTTCCTCATCTTCATCAACGATTTCTTCTTCTACTTTATCTTCTGTATTTCCGTCTTCTTCTTCTTCAATTTCATCATCTTCTTCAACCTCAACATTATCATTATAGATCTTCTGTAATTCAGGTAGCTTTGCTTTTTTTGGATATTCGATCCCTAATTTGTCGAGATCTGCTTTTAAATCTTTAATAGTCATACTAAATTCCGTTTAATTAATAAATACGATAAATTCAATAGATACAGTAAATAACCGATTATTATTCGGTTACTGCGTGTTCAATTCTAACAGCAAAGTTTTCATTTAGAATCTTAGCAACGAAAGTTGCTTTCCAACCTGATGTTGACCTTTGGTTCAAAGGATCTGCTGTTCCACCTGATCCGATAGGCTTAATGATATTCATCATTGCTGCTCCTGAAATTCTTGTAATGCCGTAGAAATCTTTAGCAATAATCAAAGTTCTATGAACAGTTGTTACTAAAGTTCCTGATGTAGTTGCTGCATTAGTTGTCATTACAAAACGAACATCATCCATTGATCCAACTTCTCCTTCCATTACATCTGATTTGTTTGCATATTCTTCTACTGGAATAAAACCTGTTTCGTCTTTTAGGTCGTATAATGTTCCGGGAGAAATAATAGCAACAAAGGCTGCATTAATAGGAGATGTATTGAAACCAGTTGAAGCATTAACCATCTTTGTAACTTTAGTTGCATCGTTATTCTGTAGTGTTCTAACTGCTTCTCTAATCTCTGTTCTTGTCAATGTCATTGATGCTGAAACTGTTGCAACTGAAGTAGCTGTTGAAGCATATTGGATTGTTGTTCCTGTAACCAATACATTCCTACATAGTTGGTCAAGAGTATTACCAGCTTGTTGTCCCAAAACATCTGATGTTTCAGTCAAAACTGGATCTAGTGTAGTAAGTTGTAGTAAGTCTGTAAGAGTAACATAATCACCATATTGAGATACTGTTGCTGTAACATCTGTAACACTCAACTGTGAACCACTTGGTGTGACTCCTTCTGAAAGAGCTGTTGTAGCTGCTGTAAGAAGAGAATATCGTCTAAATTTAATAACTAGAGTATTATTCTTAGGAATATCTCTAACTTGTCCCCATCTTGTGTGTACTAAAAGTGGACGAGCCGCTTTCAACATGTTCTTGTCGTAGAAGTTATTTACTCCTGCTGTTACTTGGGTTAAAGTTGTGTCTGCCATTTTTTTAATAAATATTTAGATTAAGGTTCTAATCACCTTGTATAGACTGCGAATCTATACCCTACATCTGTAGTTAATAATTATTTTGCAAATTTACCTTGTAAAGCCTCATCTCTTAAATTGTCAAAATCTTCATCTGAAATGTCTTTCAAATCTTCAACAGTTGGTGATCCTCTCTTTCCAATCTTTGTCTTTCTAATACCATTACCTCCTCCTTTGTTTTGATTTGCATCTTTATCAGCAGCTAATTTCTTCTTTGCACCGATAGCCTTTGCTGCTTCAAAAGCAAGGTGATGGAAGATAACTGTTGGAGGAACTCCTTTGTATTCCGGATGCTTCATGTAAGTTCTGATTCTTTTCTCATACTTCTTTGCCTCCGGTTCTTTTTCAATTAATGTGGTCAATTCACCTTCATCAAGGTTTTTAGTAACTGTGTCTGT